CGCCACAGTTGACCTCGATGATCCCCGTTTGGATGGAAAGCTTTTCAATTTAGCATTACAAGCCACAACCCAAGAATTTAAGATACTTGGGGGATTAGATCATAGATTTTGCTTATGCCAGAAGACTGAATGGGAGCAAGCTGCTTATAAATTAAGATTCACAGAATTAGATGGCTTCTTAATACCAGTCCTTGACTTGTGGGGGGATGAAAGAAGCGTCAGATGGGATGACGAAAGTAATGTCCAAATGATGTGGTTTTTGCACAAAGGGGGTCTTTGTCGGGGGGTGGCAAATCAGGCTAGACTTCCCGATGGGACTTATGACCCAACCAAGTGCGACTCCAGTAGCTTAATTCATGAAAATGGAGATGTAGCTAAAGCCCAGCCTTATCTACTCGGCTCCGTTAAAAGCTTAGAAGAGTACCTTGACACCTTATCTAAACAAAATCTTTTTGTATATCATACAGGGTATGCAAACTTTGATACGAGAGTTAAAGTAAATAAAGATATATGGCAAAAACAATGGGAAGAAATAAGACCAAAGGAAAAAAAAGAAAACCTAATAGCAGTGACCACGCAAGAGCTTGGCAAACATAAAACTTACAAACATAACTTAAAACTTTGGAATGAATAAAAAACTAGGACTTGTCGGGTGTGGATATTGGGGACCAAACATCGTTCGCAATATACAAAAAACACAAAATATTGATCTTGAATTCGTAGTAGACCAAGATGAAGCGGTGATTAACAAGCTGCCACCAGTTTCTTTCTATCAAGACTTAGATTCCGCTTTGGTTAGGCACGGTAACGTCGATGGCGTTATCATTGCTACTCCCATCTCCACCCACTTTACCATAGCTAAACAAATTTTGGAAGCTGGCAAAAGTGTTCTTATACAAAAGCCAATGGCAATGTCCATAGAGGAGTGCGAGGAGTTAGAAGAGATTGCTAAATCAAAGGGTTTAACGCTCATGATTGCTCACACATTTCTTTTCACTGGTGCAGTTAGAAAATTAAAAGAACTAGCTGATTCTGGACAGATTGGAAATTTAAAACACTTTGATTCTACCAGAATTAACTTGGGACTCTTTCAAAGAGATTCAAACGTGGTCTGGGACTTAGCTCCTCATGATTTTTCTATATTGCATTATCTAATCGGAGACTTAAAACCCGTTTTTCTTTCTGCTGTTGGGTCAAGTCACACGCCAAAGGGAAATGCTGATGTAGTGAATATATCTATTCAGTACGAAAATAATTTTTCTGCACACATCCACATAAGTTGGTTTTCCCCCATAAAAGTAAGAAACATTATTTTAAATGGTGATCAAAAAATGGTGGTTTATGATGATAATAAGCCATCTGAAAAAGTTATGGTTTATGATAAAGGGGTATCCTACGAAGACAGTTACTTTGATTATAGGTCTGGTGATATGTTTGCTCCGAAATTAAAAAATTCAGAAGCCATACAAGAAGAAGTTTTACATTTCTGCGAATGTATGGACGGCGTAGAATGTATTTCTGGTCCGAAGCTAGGAAAACAAGTGGTTGAATTAATTGAGGCTGCTAATAAATCAATTGAATTAATGGGCGAACCTGTATTTTTTAAATAATGAAAAACGTAGTAGTATTAGGAAAGGGTGATCTTTCAATACATATCTGTGAATGGTTTTGGAAAAGTCCAGATTACAATTTAATGTATGTAGTTCCAGTTTCACCATCGCCAACATGGGCAAAGTCATTAGCAGTCTGGTGTATCAACAATAATGTTAAATGGGTTGAATCTGGGAATTATAAAGATTTACCATATTGCGATATAGACTTAGCCTTTTCTTGTTTCTATGATAAAATAATAAAAAAAGATTTTATAAGTAGATGTGGAAGAATTTTAAATTTACATAATTCACCACTGCCCCATTACAGAGGGGTCTCCCCAATAAATTGGGCTTTAAAAGATGAAAGAAATGAGCATGGTATTACCATACACGAAATAACAGAGGGAATTGATGACGGTCCAATTGTGTCCCAAGTAAAGTATTCAATTTACCCTGAAATAGAAGAGGTCGTAGACGTTTACAATAAAGCATTGCATTACGGACACACTCTTTTTTTAGAAACAATGCCAATATTAGATAAAATAGAGGCTAGGGAGCAAGATGATGATGTTATCTATCATGGGTCATCAGACAATCACAAACTAGGAAACAGAAAGGGATTTAAAAGAGATGAAAGTTAAATTTTTAGATTTACAAAAACAAAACAAGCAAATCAAAAAGGAGCTAATGTCTGAGATATCTAATATCATAGATACTTGCGCTTTTGTTTCTGGAAAACAAGTTGAAAAATTTGAAGAAAAATTTGCAGAATATTGCAATACAAAATATTGTGTAGCTATGAGTAGTGGGACAGCAGCTTTACACGCAGCTTTATACTGTTATAAATACCAAGGTGAGGTACTAACAACCCCAAACAGCTTCATAGCTACAAGCGAAGCTATTTCTTATTGCCCAAATTTTAAACATAAATTTGTTGATGTAAATTCCACCTGTGGAATGGATTTTGAATCAGCAGTAAAAGCGGCAGGGAGAAAAACCAGAGTGATTTTGCCCACTAGTTTATACGGTAACCCGTGTGACCTGATGGGGTTAAAAATTCTTGCTAACCAAACTAATTCTATATTGATTAATGATGCTGCCCAAGCGCATGGCTCATTTTTTAACAAAAAACCGATAGCGGATTTTGCACACCTAACTTGTTTTAGCTTCTACCCCGGAAAAAATTTAGGAACCTGTGGAGAAGGGGGTGCTGTTGTAACCAATTCAAAACGACTCTATGAATTAATGAAATGCTTTATCAATCATGGTCAGTCTAAAAAATATGTACATGATATTGTCGGATGTAATCACAGGATGAGCGAGATTGAAGCAGCCGCGCTTAATATTAAACTCCCACTTTTAGATGGTTGGACAGAAAAAAGAATAGAAGCCGCTCACAGATATCGCTTGAATCTTTCGGGGAATAAAAAAATAAAAATGATGGAAGTTAAAGAGGGTAATAGGTGCGTATATCATATATTTCCTATTTTTATAAGAAACAGAAACTCTGTTCAGCAAGAGATGCTTTCGGAGGGGATTCAAACAGCACTTCACTATCCGAAGTCAATACATTTACAGAAGGCATACAAAGACCTAAAGCACAAAAGGGGAGATTTTCCAGTAGCCGAAAAGCAAGCCTCTACAGAACTGAGCCTTCCCATGTATCCCGAAATAACCGAAAAGGAAATAGATTATGTTTGCAAAAAGTTGGAAAAAATAATTTAATATGAAAATAAAAACTTTTGGTTATAAAGAGTCTGCGGGGGGTTATCTTGAGATTTTAGAAAATGAATGGAAATCTATGGGTCATGAAATAGTCCTTCATGATGATGATACTTCTGATTATGATTGTATTTTCAATATAGACAGATCGCAGCTAGATAAGGCTCATGAAGAGTCAAGGAAGAACGATAAGCCCTTTCACTGTTTAGTTTTAGACATTCCGATAATGGAAGGAACAGAATTTGAATGGAAGCTGTGCAAAAAAGAATTAATTGAAACAGAAAAAGAAATTTATAAAGACTGCACAACTCTTTTAAGCATTTCAGAAGAGACTTCCAGAGTTGTTAAGAAACACATGGGCTTTGACTCTGACTGCGTTGGTATAGCCTCTCTATCTAGCGAAAGGTACTATGACAAACGTGATCGTTATCCCTATATTTATTATTTTGGCAGGGCTCTTGACCCAGTTAAAAACATAGCAACTGTTGTAGCGGCTCTGTCTGGAACAGGGCTTGAGTTATATATATCAGGCGAATATTGTCCACCTGAATATTTTAAATCAATTGCTCCAGATGTTAAAATAAGAAATTTTGGATGGATAGACAGAAAAGATGTAAATACTTTAATTAAACACGCGCATCTTTTAGTTGGGCCAGAGCTATATACTGGATTGGGTATGCAACCCATCGAAGGAGTCCTAATGGGAACACCCTGCATAAATGCAGACATACCAATCAAGAGAGAGGTGTGGGGGGAAGTCCTGCCTCTTTATGAGCCTAAAAATGTAGATGATTGCCGACAAAAAATCATGGACTTTAGACATGGGGACGTGAGTATGGAAGAGGCTATAAAAATAGCGGAATGGTACTTACCAGAACGGGTTGCACAAAGGATATTAGGTTCATTTAAATGAAAATAGGTTTAATAGCATCTGGTTATAATTGTGAGCAGTTTTTGACTGATTGCCTTGCTGGCTGGAAAGAGTTTAAAGACACAAGCAATGACCAGCTTGTCTGTAGTTTCATTCATAACTGCTTTAAGGAAAATGAAGAGCTCGGATTTCCACTTAAATCAAGCGATAACACGATGCAGGTGTTTGATGACTCTTTCAAAGATGGTTTTCTAGACTATTATGATATCTCTAACAAATATCTTAACGAGCATCAGGCTAGGAACGTTTGTTTAAATAATGTGCTTTCTGAAGGGGTAGACTATGTATGGACAATTGGTTTGGATGAAATTTATTCTTGTAGTGAAATAACTAATATTCTCAAGTTTGTTAAAATGAACCCACTCATTACTTGGTTTAAGGTCAATTACAAAAATTACGTATTTGATGGGAAAACATGGGTAGATGGATTTTGTCCACCAAGAATTTTTAAAACCTCTTCGCACGGAGGACTAAAAGAGCTTTACTATGATGATGATTTTGTGTATAATGATGGCACAGATTACAAAGCCGCTTCTCATTTAGAAGTTCCAAGGAATCTTGCCCATATAAGGCACATGACTTGGTTGCACTCAAATGGTAAAGCAAAAGTAGAATACCAAAAGAAAAGATGGGGAGAAGGGGGATGTAGTTATTCTTGGAATTATGACGAAAATAAGCTAGAATTTAATAACAACTTTCACGAAAAAAATAGAATACCTTTACCAACCTTAATTAAAGAATAATTTAAATATGACGAATTCAAAACTATGGCTCTGTGGTATGACGCAGAACAGAAAAGAGAACATAGACGAAATGACAAAGGATATAGCTCAACATTTTGATGGGCTTGTTTTTGTTGACGGCTACTCTGATGATGGAACTTTCGAATTGCTGAATGAGCGCAAGGGTGACGGTCATATCATACAAAGAAAATGGACTAATGATCACGATTTTCAAATGAATGAATTTTTACGTCAAGGGCCAATGAGGAATGGGGATTGGTTTTTGATGCTTGATTCGCCCGATAGAGCGAATGAAGAATGGTGTAAGCAGCTAAAAGAAGAGGTGGAAACTTATAACAAAGAAGGAATCGGAGCTGTCTCTTTTGTAAGCAAGGTTCAGCTCGCTCGATATTTTGATTCTATGTTCTATTTTCAAAGCCCACACTGGGGCCTGAACGGTATACTCGGCAATATAAAAGGATACACCGAAGAAGAGAAGCAGGATTATATAACCAGCACTCGATTTGATACAGACGACCCAGTTATAGCTGCCCTATTGCACCCTGTAAAGTATTACTATACTTACGGTAGATCGAACCACACTCAATTATTGTATGGTCAATTTGGAACTAAGATTCTATCTTATCACGAAAGCCAAAGGTTAAGATTCAGACTATACTGTCAAGATCAATTAGGTTTGGATTTAACCCTTGATTCCTTAGAAGAGTACATGAGGAAGGGTGAATTTACAGATTATTTTATTGACTCAGTTGAGCTAGAGGTCAATCTAAAAGATTTTTATCGATATAAAATTTTAGAACAAGACTTCATAAAAGAAATAGACCAAAATAGACAAAATTGGAGCTTTAAATATTTTCTTGAAAAAGGTAAAGAAAAACAAGATTACGGAGACTACATTGGTCCAATCAATGAGTATTTAAAATCACAAGGGAAGCCAGAAACACACCCAGACTTTAGTTAAATGTTTAATTGGTTTTTAAATGACTCCAACTTTACGTGGGGAGATAGGATTAAGATATGTAAATTCTTTCTTAATCCAAAGAACCGCTGGACTCAAGACAGGTATGTTCTTGAATACGAAGAAAAGTGGAAGGAGTATACGGGTGCAAAATATGCTCTAATGGTCAGTAGCGGCTCAACCGCAAACGCCCTTATAGCTCAATATGCCGCGCATTCCAAACCAGATCGCGATGTGGTTATATTCCCCTCAGTGACTTGGCAAACATCCGTAAGCCCTTGGATAAATGCAGGATTCAAGCCTAAGTTTATTGACATAAATTTAAAAGATTTTTCCATTGACATTGACGAGCTTGCTCTTTACCTTAAAAAAAATCATAAAAAGGTAAACACTGTCTTTGTGACATCACTAATAGGAGTTACCCCAGACATACCAAAGCTCAAAAGCCTATGCGATTCATATAGGGTGGATTTAAAGTTGGATAATTGCGAAAATTCTTTTGGTGCTTATTTTGATGAGTCCACTAACTGCTGGGAACACATTTGTTCCCAATTAACCTCCTCTACATCTACATATTTTGGGCATCAGACCACCACTGGCTCAGAAGGGGGTATGGTTTTTACAAACGAAGAAGAAGAATTTGTTTATTACATTCTTTCAAGAAGTCACGGGTTGACCAGAGAGCTTAAAAAGTATAACTTATCAAAAGATTACCAGAAATCCCTATCTAACAGGTTAGTTGATCCTCTATTTGACTTCAATTTGTTAGGAAACAACTATAGAAGCACCAATATTGCAGCTTTTATGGGCTTATTAGACTTCAAAAGGATACATGATTATACTTTTGACCGATTAAGTCTCTACGACATTTACAAAGACAATCTAGATACCAAAAAGTATCTCTTGCCAGAGAAAAAGCATATTAATGTAGCTTTTTGTTTACCCATCATATCCAAAAAGAAAAAAATAAAATTAATAAAAAAATATCTTGAAGAAGAAAAAATTGAGTATCGCCCAATTATAAGTGGCAATTTACTAAGACACACTTGCTACAGGCAGTATGCTGATTATAAAAAATTTAAAAATGCAGAATACCTCCATAAAAACGGATTATACGTAGGATTGCATAGCGGGGTAAAAGAAAGTCAAATTTTAAAATTAATAGATTTTTTAAACAAATTGTAATACAATAATAAAATGAAAAAAGTTTTAGTTACGGGCATCTTGGGGCAAGACGGAGCAAACATGGCTGAGTTTTTGCTTCGACAAGGAGAGCCGATCATGGTGTACGGGATGATGCGTCGGAGTTCAAACCCTAATTTCGTTAATGCTAAGAATTTTAAAGATCATCCTAATTTTAAATTTGTTTTTGGCGATTTAAGCGACGATGTAAGCATAGATAACGTTGTAAGGGATATACAACCGGACTATCTTATAAACTTTGCTGCTAATTCTTTTGTCGGATGCTCTTGGAGTATGCCAGAGCAAGTTTTTGAAACAAACGCGTTGGGGGTTTTAAGATGCTTGGAATCTATCAAAAAATTTAAACCAGAATGTCGTTTTTACTCCGCTGGAAGTAGTGAGGAGTTTGGAGATGTTGATTACTCCCCGCAAGATATTAATCACCCCATCAAGCCAAGGAGTCCGTATGGAGCCTCTAAGGCTGCAGCAAGACATCTAGTAAAGGTCTATTGCGAATCATACGATATGTATGCTGTTCATGGTATTCTGTTTAACCACGAAGGAACGAAAAGGGGCGAGGAGTTTGTAACTAGAAAAATTACAAAAGGTGTAGCTAGAATTAACTGGGTTTTGCATAACATTGATAAGTGGAGAGAAAGAAGGGGTGAGCAAGCTGAATTTCAACCAATCGAGTTAGGGAACATTGACTCTAAAAGAGATTGGAGTGATAGTGAAGATTTTGTTGAAGGCGTTTGGCTAATGCTGAACCAAGAGAAGCCCAAAAACTATGTTTTAGCAAGCGGCGAAACACACTCAATTAGAGAATTTATAGAAAAAGCTTTTAAAGCTGCTAAATTTGAAGGTGGTTTTTGGGAGGGGGAAGGCGTAGATGAAAGATATTATTACATGGAAGGCCCCAATAAACATCTTTTGGTAAAAATAAATCCAGAATTTTACAGACCAGCAGAAGTTGACCTTTTACTGGGCAATTCAATCCCAATTAGAGAAGAGTTGGGGTGGAGGCCAAAATCTTCATTTGACAAACTGGTGAAAAAGATGGTAGAGTTCGATATAAATGACCAAAATCCGTTCTAAGGAAGAAAAAGATTTAGCTAAATTCATAGTAGCTAAACTCCTTCCCAATCTATCGCAAAAGCGTTGGCCGCAAGAGAGGAAGATGGCCAATCAGCTTGTTGACAAATTCTCAAACAAGCTTTTCTGGGAGACTTTGACACGACCAGATAAACTGTGGACTTTATCTTGGTTTTTAAAAGATGATTTGGGGAGTTATTACCTTAATGATCATAGCATAACTTACGATAAGAAAGAAAAGGACTTATCAACCAATTATAAATTTAAAGAAGAAAATATTGGACAAGATTTTAAAACAGAAAAGAAACCTCAAAATCCTTTAGATTTTTTTAAATAGAATATTATGTCACCGAAAAAGAAAAAAGAAAGCAGTGCAGGAGTCACACCACTGGATCAGATCAACGATTATCTTGAACAGCACAAGGGCGATCATTATAACTTTGAAGAAGAAAGGAACTATACAATTTCAAGTGGTAGTTTAAAACTAGATATTGAAATGGGGGGGGGAATAAAGCCCGGAATTATTAGAGCTTCGGGAGTTACAGAGGGAGGAAAAACATCTTGTGCTTTATCATTTGCAAGGAATTTCCAAAAGATGGAAAACTCAATGGTCATTTATGTTAAGTCTGAGGGCCGTTTATCAAAAAATATGATAGAACGCTCTGGAGTTGACACGGACCCCAACAAATGGTTCGTATATAAATCAAATGTCTACGAGTCTGTTGTCGATTTCATGCGTCAGCTAGTTAGGGACAACCCAACTGACATTCGTTATATGTTCATCGTGGACTGCATGGATGCCCTAGTCCCAAGGGGTGATTTAGAAAAAAGTTCTGATGAAGCTGTAAAAGTAGCTGGTGGCTCTTTGTTAAGCTCTCACTTTTTGAAGACTATGGCGTTAGCTTTTGCGGAAAAGGGTCATATTTGTTATATGATTTCCCAAGTTAGAAGTAACATTAAAATCAACCCTTACGAAAAGGGCGATCCGAAAGTCACAAATGCTTCTGGTGGCAATGCTTTACTTCATTATAGTGATTGGATTTTAGAGTTCCAGCCACGCTATAAAAGCGACTTGATAACGACGCAAGCTTCTAGCAAAGGCGACTTACTTGGCCACTGGTGCAAAATCATTTTTAGAAAATCTTCAAATGAAAAAACTGGAATCGAAGTAAAATACCCAATCAAATATGGGCAAACAGGTGCAAAAAGTGTTTGGGTAGATTATGAAGTAGTAGATATGCTTCTTATGTGGAACATGGCAACTGCCAAGGGAGCTTGGGTGACAATAGCTGATGAGCTCATCAGTGAAGTTGAAGAAAAAACGGGCGAAGAATTTAAAAAACAACACCAAGGGCCTGATAACCTGAGAAAATATTTTCAAGAAAATATAAAAATTTCACAATATTTATATGAAAAGTTTTTAAATGTGCTTAAGAAGTCATGAGACTTTTTAATATAAATGGGAAACTTGTTTACAAAAATGTAAGTGGTAAAAAAATAAAATGGAACTGCAAAAGTCGGTCCAAGCTTCAAAAGTCAGTTAAGCTTTTTCTTAAGCCCTACTGGGAAAGCCATATAGTTTATGAAGAGTTCCCCGTTTATGGGACACGCTTATCTGTTGACATTTTAAACGCAACAAAAAAAATAGCCATTGAAGTTAATGGTCGTCAACACACTGACTATGTAGAGTTTTTTCACGGCTCAAGAAATGGATACTTGCAATCCATTAAAAGAGATGTTAAAAAAGCTGAGTGGTTAGAAAAAAATGGATTTACTTTGCTTGAGATAGATAGAAAGGATGCCGAGCAGCTATCTCTTGAATATATAGAACAAATGTTTGGCATATCAATAATATAGATGTAGGATGGAAGATAATAAAAAATACGACGTAGAAAGACTCAAGTCCTTAAGGCTTGAGAAGCAGATTCTAGGATACTTACTAAAATCAGAAAAAAATATAAAAGACTATTATGATGTTTCTGTCCTTCTGACGGAAAAAGTGTTTGCTGATAAATATAACAAACAAATATTCAATGTAATCACTTCCCTTTTAAAAGCAGGAAAAACAATAAATACAGTTTCAGTAGCGCAAAAGCTTTCTGATTTGAACATTTCTCATAAAGATGGAAATGATATAGATAACTATTTAGATGCTGTTAGTTTTACCCAAATTAATAGAAAGGGTTTCACGGAAGCCTGTAAAAAGGTTTACACTTTCTTTTTGAGGAGAGAGGCTTATTATAAAGCTAGGGAGATAGCCAAAGAACAATTTCAAAATGCAGAACAAAATCCAATGGAGATTTTGAGTAGCATGAGTAAAATTGTTGACGAGTTTAAAGTCAATGCTGTTGACGATGACAAGCCAACTTTTATTTTAGAAGGACTTACCGATCACGTTAAGGATCGAGCTAACAACCCACAAGACTTCGTGGGAATTCCTTGGCCATACGAAGAAGTCAATGATGCTTGCGGCGGACTTAGGGAGGGCGACTTGCATATGATTATAGCTTCAACCGGAGCGGGTAAAACTACGCTCCTAATGGATGTGGGGCTCAAGGTCGCCTGTGCTGGGTATCACGTAATATACCTCAATACAGAAATGACTGATGATCAAATGAGGGATCGCTTGGCTGGAATGATAACCACAATTGAGCCAATCTTGATATCCACAGGAAAATTAAGAAACGAAGCTGTTGAGTATAATAAATTTATTGATAAAGAACAAGAGATGTTGGAGATGCAAAAAAATATTGGAAAATATCTCATTCACAAAACAGCAGAAAACATGTCGGTTGATGAAATAGAATCATATGTTAAGTATATTTATAATAGATATGTTGGAGAGGGTAAACCCTGTCTCATAATTTATGACTACTTAAAGATAATTGACGAGCAAGCCTCTGGTCACAACCAAGAGCATCAAATCATAAGAAATAAATCTAATAGTTTAAAAAAGATTGCTTTAGATTTAAATAGCCCAGTTTTAACAGCTCTACAAACTAATAGGCGACCAGATGATGATACTGTTTCTTTAAAAGAGGCTTTAAAAGTTGACTCAACAGCTATGGCCATGTCCCATAGTGCATCTTGGTTTACTTCATTCTTGGCTTTTTACAAAGCAAAAGATGTAAGAGAAAGAGAGCTCGACGGCGACGAGTATGGAACACATAAGTTAGTACCATTAAAAATTAGGTCGTGGGGATTTAGGGGTTTGCAATACGAGCAACCCTTGAGACGTGATACCCCAGATGGCATTGTATATCAAAAAAATCATATTAATTTAGAACGAGGAGTATTTACCCTTGAGTCCCGTGGCACTTTAAGAAGTGTAGTAAATAGATTTGACATACAAAACAACGAGCAAGCAACCACTCCCGACTCCGATCAAGAAGAAGAGCTAACTCTTTAATGGATGATATAAAACAAGTTCTATTAAGTCTGGGGTTTAGCAATATCAGTGACCTTGGCAAAGAATACCGTGCGAGGCCGATTTATCGAGACTCAGACAATAGCACTGTTTTATCTATCAAAAAAGACACTGGTTACTTTGTAGATTACGCGAGGGGATTATCTGGTCCTATTGAAAAGCTTGTCCAGCTTTGTTTAGACTGTTCAACAGAAGATGCCAAAAAGTGGCTTGAAACCGATCAAGGATTCATTGTCAAGAAAAGACACATCCATGATATACCAGATAAAAAATACAAAACGCTATCCCAAGATGCTTTCGATGAGGTAATTTACGATAACTCCTACTGGATAAGTCGTGGGATCAATGAAAAAACAATTTCTACTTTTCAAGGAGGTATTTTTGAAAAAGGGAGAATGAAGAATAGATACACGTTTCCAATTTTTGATACTAAAAAAAAGTTAATTGGAGTTTCGGGCAGATATATCTATAATATCAAAGAGGGTATGAGGGTTCCAAAGTGGAAACACATTGGAGAAAAGTCCAAATGGCAATACCCCACGTATTTTAATTCTAAAATTCTCAAGAAAAAGGATTTTGTAATTATAGTTGAGAGCATAGGTGATATGCTTTCCTTGTGGAATGCTGGGTATAAAAATGTCTTGGTTAGTTTTGGGCTAAACTTAAGTTTCGCCTTGATCAACTCGATCATTAAATATGACATAGGTAAAATAGTTCTTGCTTTTAATAACGATGAGAATTTAGCTGGGAACATGGCGTCCCAAAAGGGGTACAAGAAGTTATTAAAATTTTTTGACGAAGATCAAATACAAGTTTGTCTTCCGACCAAAAACGACTTCGGAGAAATGGACAAGGGGGAAATTAATTTATGGGCGAAGAAAATAAAGTAGAAAGGATATTATCCGCTTCGAGGATCAAAAACTTAGAGTCTTGTACTTGGAGTTATTGGTGCAAATATCACCTTGGACTGCCCGAAAAGAATAACGAGGGAGCAATGCGCGGCTCTATATGTCATTTGATCTTTGAGCTCATACAAACCAAAAAACATAAAAAGCATTTTAAATTAATCACAAAAAGCAATCGTATTGAAAGCTCCCCATCTATAACTAGGCTAATAAATAAGCACCTAAATGCCTACGGTATAAATACTGAAGAAAATTATGAAATGATCAACGATATGGTATTGGTTGGTTTACATGACGATTTTTATTGTAAAGGAAGCACCCTGCTTGATCCAGAATATGAGTTCAAAATAAGAAACAAAAGCCCCAAATACACCGTTCGCGGATTCATAGACAAGGCGGCTAAATACACAAAAGATAAAAAGATTTTAATTAAGGATTATAAAAGCAGCAAGAAGAAATTCGAGGGTAGTGAGTTAACAGCAAATCTACAGGGTATGATTTACAGCTTGGTAGCTACAAAAGTTTGGCCCAAGCTCAAGCCGGTGGTGCAATTTTGTTTTCTAAAATACCCAAAAGAACCAATACAGCAATTAGAATTTTCAAAGCAAGAACTTTCGGGGCTTGAGGCTTATTTATCTCATGTTTATAACATTATAAATAACTTTAGTGAAGAAGTAGCTGCTTCTAGCTTTGCCGCAGATAAACCCTTCCCTAAAAAAGGAGAGGGATTTAAAGGGCCATTGAACTGTGGATTTGCTAAGTACAAAGGGCAACTTAAAAAGGATGGTTCCGTAATGTGGCACTGCAGCTATAAGTTCGATTTCGAATATTATGCTCTGGTTGATGAAGACGGCGTTCAGCTTAAGACGGCTTTTGAAGAAAATGAGCTAACAGCTTCAAAAGGGCAAAAAATAATTAAACAAAAATACGCAGGATGCCCAAGGCATACATCTTCGGCCCCAAAAGTAGAATCCACTGATGATTTTGGATTTTAATTCTTGACTTTTTTAACTTTTTGCTCTAAGCTCGTGCATGGTCTTGCCACTATTTAAAAGCCACTACTCACTAGGTAGGAGCATTCTGACTTTAGAAAAAAAAGAGACCCAGCTTATCAATGGTCCCGATTCTATAATTGATATATGTTTAGATCATGAAATCAAAGATTTCTATTTGGTTGAAGACAGCATGGGTAGTTTTCTACAAGCGTACAGCAATACAAAAGATGAAGATTTAAGTTTTCGGTTCGGATTAAAAATTAACGTCACCAAAGATAGGCACGAAAAAAATGAAGAAGCTCTTAAGACTTCATCTAAATACATAATCTTTGCCAAAAATGAAGATGGCTATAAGAGGCTAATTAAGATTTACAGTGACGCTGCAAGTGCGGGGTTTTATTATGTCCCTCGTACAGACTTTAGTATCTTGAGGGAACTTTGGGACGATTCTAGTTTGGCACTAGCAATTCCTTTTTATGATTCATTCATTTTTAAGAATACTCTTGGGGGCGGTGAGTGTATCCCTGAGTTTGATTTTACCGATCCAACTTTTCTCGTAGAAGAGAATGAGTTATTTTTCGATTCAATTGTGCGAAAACGTATCGAGTCTTTTTGTAAAGATAAATACGAGATGCAAGACGCCCAAAGCATTTTCTATAAAGAGAAAGAAGACTTTACAGCTTACCTAACGATTCGCTGCATGAATAACAGAAGCACTTGGAACAAGCCAAATATTGAACACTTATCTAGCGATGAATTCAGTTTTGAAAGCTGGGCTGAAAAAGAAGGTGTTACGTTTGTCAAGTCTCCGTTGCATAAACCAAAGTTAAGGATGCCAGAAGAAGATACAGAAGCCATAGAAGTCAAAGAGCCTGTTAATACAATTGTAAAGTTAACTAAAGAGGAAATCAAGCAAGCCGTGCACTGGGGGAATGCGAGAAGAGACACAAATGTAAATGGCGAACTCAAAGACAGGAGCCATGCTGGAAAACCTATGGGGGGAAGCTGGCGAAAAAATGATATCATAGCAACTGGATCAGAAATAGCATTTGCTAAATTTATCGGAGAAGAATTTACAGGGACAGTTAATACTTTCAATGGAGCAGATGTTGGAGAAGACTGGCAAGTTAGATGCACGGATGTAGAAAATTTCAGTTTAATTATTAGGCCGCAAAAAGATAAGGGTGACAAACTAAAAGAAAAATTTGTTTTAGTAATTTACCAACGCAATGCGACTTTCAGGATAGCTGGTTATCAAGTCGGAGAGAATTGTATTAAAGAAAAATATTTAAAAAATCCCGGCGGCAATCGTAATCGTGAGGCTTACTTCGTTCCTCAATCTGACTTAATAAAATTCTAATGGACTCACACCTACTCAGATTTAAAGACGACAAGCTTTTTGTTTTCATCGACTTCGAGACAGAGAATCTCTGCCTTAATTTTAATAACAACATGCCGTGGCAGATGGCCATGCTCAAATCCAAAGGTGGCAAAAAAACTGACGAGCAAGACCTAATGATTGAATGGGATCGCAAAATTGACGTAAGCCCAGAGGCGGCAAGGATCACCGGATTTAGCTATGATAAATATAACAAACTTAAAACCCCACACGAAGAAGTTTTTAAAGTAATGGAGGAGTGGTTGGAAGAGGCTGACTATATTGTGGGACACAACATCCTTGGTTTTGACATGTATTTAATCTCTGAGTTTTACAAGAAAATGGGTAAAAGCGCGATGCACCTCGTAGATAAAGCAATTGATACCTACTGCCTAGCTAAAGCGTACAAATTAGGCTCTGAGAAGCCTTCTCAGGCGTCTTTGATAGAATATCAATACACCTTACTCGGCATAAGGAAGAGGGGCTTAGGGGGCGGTTTAGGAGCAATGGGGAAGAATTTTGAAATCGACCATGATTACAGTAAGTTGCATGATGCCTTGGTGGATTTAGAGCTAAATCTAAAGGTTTGGAACAAGCTAAAGATGCAATTAGAGATATGAGTAATTTAATTAAAAATTTTAAAAAATATGACCTAGACATTAAGGGGGTAAGGCTCCCCTCTTTCGATATCTCCTTAGAAGAAAAAAAACGAGTGGGTGTTGATAAAGATTGCTCGAACTTTGATTTCTTAAAGGCTCTTTGCACTGATAAATTAAAAGAAATTAAAAAACAAGTATCCCCCGAAGAGTTTAAAGAGTATCAAGCAAGAGCGAGAAAAGAAATTAAGATTCTTGAGGAGTTAAGTTTTATTGATTATATTCTTTTGGTCTGGGATGTTATTCGATTTTGTAAAAAAGAGGGTATTGCAACAGGTATGGGTCGTGGAAGTGCTGCTGGAAGTTTGATTTTATATTTGATTGGTGTAACAAAAATCGATTCACTTAAATATGACTTATATTTTGAGAGATTCGTTTCCAAGGTACGTGCAAAAAAGCAAGTCGTTAACGGGGTAACTTATCTTGATGGGTCTTTAATGGCTGACATTGATTTGGATATTTGTTATTATGATAGAAGTAAAGTTTTAAAATATTTAGAGCAGAAGTTTAAAGGAAAAACCTCCAAGATTCTAACCCTTAATACTCTCAGCGGGAAACTGGTCATGAAGGAGTGTGGCAAGATTGTAGCAGGTAAAGATGAAGGGGAAGTAAACAAAGTTTCTGATATGATTCCAAAAAAATATGGAACAGTTAAAGACATTTATGAATCGTATGAAGAAGTTGAAGATTTTAGAAACTGGTGCGATGAAAATTACACTGTATTTAAAATAGCATGTAAATTGCGTGGACTCATCAAGAATAAAAGCGTCCACCCGTCAGCAATTCTTTTATCTTATGATGATTTAGAAGACACTTGTCCAACCGAACTGGACTCTTCAAAAGAAAGTATTGTTTCTTCTTATGATGCAAATTGGGTCTCTATGTTTACCGTCAAGCTCGATGTCTTGGGCTTGAGGGGGGTATCAGTTGTTCAGCAAACGATTAACAATATTGAAAAAGACTTTGGCAAAAAATTTAGACAAGAACAAATCGTAGAAGAATTTTGTAATTTTGACAAAACATGGGTTCACCTTCAAGAAATGAACAGCCGTCATGGGCTATTTCAGATTGAAGCAGATACAGCCTTCAAAGTCTGCAAAAAAGTAAAACCCGAGAGTCTAGAGGAGCTTAGTGCCGTACTCGCCCTCGCTAGGCCGGGGGCAATTGATTTTACCGAGCAATATGCAGATGTAAAAAAATCTAACAGCAGTCACACAATCCATCCGTTCTTTGATAAGCTACTTTCTAAAACAAATGGGGTAGCCTTATACCAAGAGCAGCTAATGAAGATGGCTAATGAGATTGGCTTTAGTCTTGATGACGCGGAATTGCTGCGTAGGATTGTGGGCAAGAAAAAAGTTAATGAAGTTAAAAAGTGGCAAAAGAAAGTACGCAAACTCGTCAATAAAAGTGATGAATTAAAAGTCAAAAATGAAGAAGGTCAAGATGCTGGCGAAGTCTTTTGGAAAATTTTAGAAGATTCAGCAAATTACTCATTTAACAAGTCACACTCCATCTCTTACGCCGCCTTATGTGCTGTAACGGTTTTCTTAAAGTTTAATTATCCAAAACAATTTTTTCTGAGCTTGCTTCAGATGACGAAACATGAGCCAGACCCAATGGATCAAATTTCCAGAGTTCAAAAGGAGCTTGATCTATTTGAGATTCCACTATTGCCACCCCACATTCTTAAATCTAAACAAGATTTTTCAATTGAGGGAGATGCAATAAGGTTTGGCCTAAGCTCTATTCGTGGGGTTTCTGAAACCACAATGGAAAAGATTGACAATTTTAGAAGTGATAAAGCTTATGATGGGTTAAGTAAGTTCGAGGTGTTCTTAACATCTAAAGAAGCTGGAATTAATATCGGAGTGTTGTCAGCACTTATTCAGGCTGGAGCTTTGGAGGGCTTTGGAATTACAAGAACCCTATTAGTTTACGAAGCCCAACTATGGAACCTTTTAACTGATAGAGAAAAACAGCATATTTGCAAAAATGATTTTAAATTTGCTAAAGAATATAATCTTAATTTAGTTAAAATTGTAAAAGCTCTTGATGAGGTTCTAACCGAAAAAGGCAAAAAGTTTTTAAGAGGGACACGACTTAATACTTTAAAAACCAAGGCAGAACCATATAAACAAATTTTTGATATGAACAATAAAAATCAAGAATTTGCAAACTGGTATTACGAAAAGCACTTCTTGGGGTATGCATATCACACCACCCTCCAAAAACTATTCAATGTTGGCGGAAACATCAGGGATGTCGAGTCTGCATTCATGGATGATAAAGTCAAATTTGTTGGCTGGGTTGATGAGGCTATAAAAAAGAAGTCTAAAAAGGGCAGCTCTTATCAACAACTAATGCTCTCTGATGAAAAGGCTGAAATGAGAACAATGATTTTCAACAAAAAGATGGAAGAGTGTGAAGAAAGTAATAATGGCAAGCTGCCAGCCAAGACTGACATAGTTATTGTAAACGGAACAAAAAAAGACGGTGTTGTTTTTGCAGATACAATAGAAGTTGCTGATGTTACGATATATACTAAGTTGTCAGAATTAAAGGGATGAAGTTTCTTGTTACAGGGGGTGCTGGATTTATCGGCAGTAATTTAGTCGATAAATTAATTAGCGATGGTCATAGAGTCGTTTGCATCGATAATGAATCCGCTGATAGCAATTTAAAATTTTACTGGAATACAAAAGCTAGGAATTATTATATTGATATTAATGACTTCTGTTCTTTGAAATGGGTTTTTCAACACGAGAAACCAGATATGGTTTTTCACCTTGCAGCCGAAGCAAGGATACAGCCGACTGTTAATGATCCTCAGAAAGCCTGTATGACAAATTTCGTTGGAACTTGTAATGTTTTACAAGCCAGTAAAGAAAATCGCGTAAAAAGGGTAATTTACTCTTCCACTTCTTCTGCTTACGGATTAGATAATGTCCCCCCACTTAGAGAAGATATGCCGAAGGACTGCTTAACTCCCTATTCGGTTTCTAAAACGGGGGGAGAGGAACTCTGTAAGGTTTATTATAAGATTTATGGTCTTGAGACTATAATTTTGAGATATTTTAATGTCTATGGCGACAGACAGCCAATTAAGGGTCATTATGCACCAGTCATCGGTCTATTTTTGAGACAAAAAAAAGAAGGGAAACCAATGACTATAGTGGGAGACGGTTTGCAAAAAAGAGACTTTACTTACATTGGTGACGCCGTGACGGCAAATATTTTAGCATCCACAACAGATAACGAAGGTGCGTTTGGGGAGATATTTAATATTGGGACAGGAAATTCATACGCTATTCTAGATGTAGCATCCATGATTGGCGGGGAAATAACTCATATTGCCGAAAGATTAGGCGAAGCTCGTGACACAGAAGCTGATAATTCTAAAGCAAGAGACATTTTGGGCTGGGAACCCACTAAATCTTTACAAAATTACATTAAAAATTTGACTTAATTGAAAAATAGCATATACTTATTAAATGATTCAGTTTTATAAACCAAACCCAAAGGGAACAGGAAATGCCTGTTCATTTTTCCTAACTCCAGATGGATCAATCATGGCATCCATGATTAAGCAAGATTCTTGGAATGACGCCAAAAAGACAGGAAGCTTCTCAAAGAACAAAGGGGTTCCTAACAAGAGCGTGATGACAAAATTAAATCGTATAGAAGCTGCTGGGATTATGGATTCTATCGAAACAAACCGAGAGTGGACAGCTTACCACAGGAGTCAAAAACAGGTGGTACAAATGAAATTTTGCCCTTATATTAGAGATGGTAATCAGGTAGGGTTTTCTTTTTCTATTAACAAGCAAGACGCCGAAGACTCTACTAACAAAAGTTCTTATGTTATTGGTCTTTACTTTCCAGAAGCTAGATTATTGGCACATGATTTAGAAATCTTTTTAGATAAGACTATTAAAATCATGGCTCAAGCCGCGCCAGAACCTCAACAGAAAAGCCCTGTTAAAGAGGTTAACTTAGAAGAAGATAAAACGACAAGCGGAAATCCGTTTGATGACGAAGAAATTTTTTAATGAGAAAAAAGAAAATAGTTTTCCAAAGTGATTTTTCTTTGGCGAAAACTGGCTTTGGCAGAAATGCTAAAGCCATACTTTCTTACCTGCACGGTACTGGAAAATATGATTTGGTTCATTACTGCTGTGGGACCAATTGGTCCAATCAAGAACTACAAGCTACGCCTTGGAAATCTGTGGGGTGTTTGCCAGATAGCCAAAAAGAAGTTCAGGATTTAAATCGTGACCCCAATACTGCAAGAGCGGCAAATTATGGTGCTCACTTTCTAGACAGGATAATCAAGCAAGAAAAACCAGACATATATCTCGCAGTTCAAGATATCTGGGGCGTTGATTTCGCGATTGACAAGCCTTGGTTTAATAAAATCAATTCTATTATTTGGACGACTTTAGATTCACTTCCAATTTTGCCTTCAGCTATTGAAAAAGCTGATAAGATTAAAAACTATTGGATATGGAGTAACTTTGCAACAAAAGCCCTAAATAAAATGGGGCATGAGCATGTAAAAACCGTACATGGTGCGGTTGACCCAAGCTTTTTTTACAGATTTAGTGATCATGATCGTTTCGAGCTTAGAAAAAAGCTCAGTATTCCAACTGATGATTTTATTATTGGTTTTGTTTTTAGGAATCAATTAAGGAAGTCTGTCCCCAATCTTCTTGAGGGATATAAATTGTTTAAAGAAAAAAATTTAAAAGGTAAAAAAACAAAATTGCTGCTCCATACCCACTTTGGTGAGGGGTGGAACATAATGAGGCTGGCAAAAGAAAATGGGTTAGACCCGAATGAAATCTTAACGACTTACATATGCAAAGACTGTAAAAATTATGAAATAAAACCATTTCACGGGCAAGATGTAAAATGCAGCCACTGTGGTTCAGAAAAAGGTTTAATTACCACAAATGTTGGTAATGGAATCACGGAAAATCAATTAAATGAAGTTTATAACTTGATGGATGTTTACTGTCACCCATTTACTTCTGGTGGCCAAGAAATTCCAATTCAGGAAGCTAAGTTGACAGAGCTGATTACCCTAGTCACAAATTATAGCTGTGGAGAAGAAATGTGCGAAGCAGGTGCTGCTTCACTTCCATTAAGCTGGACATCTTATCGAGAACACGGAACTGAGTTCATAAAAGCCTCCACTTCCCCCAAGTCAATATGTAAACAATTATATAGTGTTTTGGGAATGAGCGAGAAGGAAAAGAAGAAGCTTGGAGAGCAAGGAAGGCAGTGGGTTATCGATAATTTCTCCACTGAATCAGTTGGAAAATTCTTAGAAGATCAATTTGATAATATGGATTTTGTTGATTATGATTTTTCTCTTGAGCAGCAAGAAAAGAATCCTAATGCAGTCATTCCAGAGATAAAAGATGACACAGAGTGGCTAACGGTTATGTATAAAGATGTCCTCATTATGGATGTGGACAGTAAGGATAGTGGGTTAAAATACTGGATTCAGGAAATTGAGAAAGGCGTTGAAAGAAAAACCATCGAAGATTATTTTAGGCGCATAGCTTCTCAAGATAATCAAAAAAATAAAAAAGTAGATTTTTCAGAGCTCCTTGGAAAAGACGATGCGGGTAAAAGAATGTTATATGTTATGCCCGAAAGCATAGGCGACATTTATCTTTCTACGAGTTTATTCAGGTCAGCGAAGGAGCTTTACCCTGACTACAATTTATATGTTGCTGTAAAACCAGAATATTTTGATATATTAAGCGGGAATCCATATATATACAAGACTCTCCAATATGTTCCCCAGATGGATAGCTTAACATGGTTGGAGGGAGCGGGTGATCACAACGGTTACTTTGAGATTGCGTTTCTACCTTACGCAAATACACAAAAATTTCTAACATATCTTCATAACGGAAAAGATAAGTTAGCATACGATATTAATTACTAATGCCTCATTTAATTGAAACATATGCGTTAAATTGTGGGTTAAAAATCGACAAGCCATTCATGCTTGAAAAGTTTTTCCCAATTGATAGCGAAAATTTTATAACAATTCACCCAAATAGTAAATATAGCTCAAAATGCTATGATTACTGGCAAGAGGTGGTAGACCTGATCTCTGCACCCCTAAAAGAAAAAAATATAGACATTCTTCAGATCGGGATCAAGGAGGATGCCCCATTGGGTGGATGCTTGCACTCACAGGGCTTATGTGACCTAAACCAAACCGCTTATTTAGTTTCTAAATCTTCATTGCATCTTGGAGTAGATAGTTTCCCTGCTCACGTGGCTTCTGGATATGGCAAAAAAATTGTATGCTTATATTCTAATACCTATGCGAACATAGCTAGACCCTACTGGACAGAGCAGAGCGACTGCGTTCTTCTTCAGCCAGACAGAGATAAGAAAAAACCATCTTATTCAGCAGACGAGTCCCCGAAAACGATTAATGAAATCAACCCCGAAGACGTTGCTCAGGGTGTCTTCGATTTATTAGATATTAAAATTAATAAAAATTTCAAGACTTTAAGAAAAGGCCCGTTCTATAATGCTCCCATTGTACAGCTTGTCCCTGACTGTGTAGCTGAAATCAAAAAATTAAAAATCGACTCCTTAATTCTGAGGATGGATTTAAATTATAACTTACAAGCTCTGGATGCCCAATTAGCAACCACTAAGTGTTCTATCGTTACGGAGGAGCCGATTGATTTAAACTTGCTTAATAAACACAGGAAAAATATCAAAGAATTTGTATATTTTATTACTGAGAATCACAAACCAGACTTTGTGAGTGGATTGGTTAGGTTGGGCTTTCCGGTGGTCCTTATGAGTGAAATGTCAGACGAAGAAATAAACAAAGTTAAAATTGATTATATGGATTATGGTTTAATTCGTAAAAGCCCAGTAGCTTCCCAACAAGATATAGATAAAATAAAATCAAAGAATCTAAAAGCTGGCGCGAACTCTATCAATTTACAATATAAATCAAAAAGGGTTTTGATAAGTCAAGGCAAATTTTTTCATAGCGAGACTGCATGGAGAACTAACCAACCGAGCTCAAGCATAAATCCAGAATTTAATTCTGTTATAGATCATAAAGATTTTTGGGAGTCTATAGATGAGTTTTATATTATTGAAAAAGAGCCCTTGACTTTTGCTTAATTAAGTCTTATATTTTACCATATGAGCAAGGCTAAAAAGATTGATAGAAATCAACTGGGTTTACTTAAGGACACGACTTATAAGTTTACGGACGAAGGGCTTATTGACTGGCGTAAGATGCTTGATGATAAATGGCTTTACCCAAACCCAAGCAAGAATCTCTCTACTCAAGACGTCTCCAAGTTAAAAGATACGGATTTATGCATACTCCTTGGGGGGATTAAAGAGCTTGCCCAAATTAGGGGATTTACCAACGTAAGCTATGACGTAACCTGTCCTAGCTCGGAATATGTAGTAGCAAATTGTACTATCACTTGGATTCCAAATTATGAGACTGAAGATAAGGAAGTTTCATTTTCATCTCTTGGGGACGCATCCCCACTGAACACTGACAATTTTGCTCGTCAATATTTAGCACCGATTGCTGAGAATAGATCTTTCGTTCGTTGTGTTCGTAATTTTCTTAGAATCAATATCGTTGCTCAAGATGAGTTAGCAAAAAGATTTAAAGAAAACTCTTTTGCTAGTACCCCGCAACAAGTGGAGGTTGCTTCTCCGACTGCTCTTTTGAAAAAGCTTATGAAAGAAAAGGGTGTCGATTTTGAGAGAGTCAAAAAACGATTGGATCGCCAAAAGTACGAAGGTGCATTAGAGCTTAGTTCTGTAGATGATATTCCTGCGATTAAAATCTTTGAACTTATCGAGGACTTGAATAAAGTTAAGATGACTTAGGATGGTTGCTCTTTACTTCGCTGATATAATTAATTAATTGATTTAATTTATCGGGACGGCCCATAGCATTTTCGGTTAGAGCTTCAAATTGTTTTTCCACAGGCCATTGTTCAATAATTGCCTGTTTTCTATTATCTATGGCCTCTTTATCTTTATGCTGAGACTGGAAAGCTTCATCTTCATGATGTCCAGTTATCTCTTCTAAGGACGGTTTTGGTATATCATTTTTTGATGACCAAACAAGAGTATCATAATCATTATTAGTTATTCCCCATTGATATTGGGAATACTTAATTTCTAATATACGTTCTATATCCATATTACCACCTTGATCCGGTTGGGTGAGGTTTAATCTCTGATATTAAAAATGAAGAAACTGCAGCGTTTCCAAAATAACCACTAGCATAAGGATAAGAGGTGGGGTAGTTTTTAAGCCTATTAACATAAACAATAGGAGACCAGCCGTTAGTTGGACGCCTCCCAATTTTTACTTTATAATTATGCAAGTCTGTATCTGGGCTTTGTATAAAGTATTTCATGTTAAATACTTGACCGTAATTAGGAGCATACACATTGTGTGTCCAACCCCTAATTGGATTTTCTTCATCATCCTTAAATATGCAAACGATTGCGTCCGCGTTATCTGAGGTTCCAACATTTAATTCTACATCGAGTATTAGGTAATTGCCCGTGGCCTGTGCAGTATAAGCCATATCGAAAATTTCAAGCCCCTCACTTTGAACGGGTTGATCAGAAAAAACTTCTGAAGTAGAAAATCTATCAGTTGTATTATTGCCCGATACAGCCAAACTCTTTGCCGCCATGACGCCAGATACATTTCCAGTAACTCTTAAATTACTTACAAATATGCCACGACTATCCCCAGTACCTGTAGCTGTTAGTAGTCCAGACACTTCAATGTCCACACACCTTACTGTGTCCCTAAAGTGCTTCTCTCCAGAAATAATTTGATCGCCTGTTTTATATACTAGGTTCTGAAGATAAGGGTGACCTGTTGGATAAAACTCTAAAGTAAATTTTGAATCGCCGCTCCAAACGAAGTCATTAAAGCCAAGACCCCCGCTTATATAACCGCTTACACTGTTAGCTGCGCCGCTTTTTGTATTAGAGCCAGCAAATCCAAAACTAACTTTTTCTGGAGTGATGCCACCATCAACTACTGTAAATGCCCCAATCTCAGTTCCTGATACTCCAGTAAATTTAATTGTTTCGTTATCAACAAAGACACCTAAATCTAAAGTCCCCCCAAGATAAACTTTATGGTCGCCAGTTAAACCGGGGCCGGGAGCAACATTAAACCACCCTTGCCCAGTCGTTACTAGTACTCCAGTGTCAATGTTAATTGAATCCTCGCTTACATAAATTCCAGTACCAGCAACAGCATCAATAGTCCTGCTTACGGTTAAATCTCCACCGCCAATTAAACCACTGCCAGCAG